GCTATAGTTTTAGGACCAACAATGCCATCATCTTTAACACCAAGTACCCTTTGAGGATATTTGATTCCATATACACCGCTAGTCCAAACCCAATCTACTAACAAATTTGCAATAGATTGAGACTTTATTGCATCACCACTCCATTTGTTCCAAAATCCTTGGATGAAAATAGTATCCCACTGAGCGTCACTAATGTTACGTAAATCATTACAATTTTTTGACTTACCGAAATATTTTCTAAACGTTGCTAGTGTAACACCTTTCATAGTACAAATCATACCATCAATGTTGCCACAATATAGACCCTCCCATTTTAGGATAATTGGTTTTAATTTCTTGTAACTTGCCATAACTTTAATTTTTTAATTAATTATTTTTTTAATAAATATATCAAATACTTGATTTTTATGGGAAGGTTAATATATTTATAATAAAAAATTAAAACAATGATAAAAAAAATATATGGAAAAATTAAAGTGAATTTTCACTGTTCTAAAGAAGATTTAAAGTCAACTCATTTGATTTATTTATTGAAATTTCCAAATGGAAAATATTATGTTGGGCAAACAAACACTAAATTTGGATTAATTAGTAGGATACAAAGTCACTGTTACGAATCAACCAATAAAAGCAAAAAAAGAAATGTTTACAAAGACAATATCATAAACAAATATAAAACGTTTGACGTTTTCATACTTAAAAAATGTTCTATAAAAGACATTGATTTTTTTGAAATGTTTTACATTAATATATTGAAAAGAAAAGTTGTAAATTTAGAAAATGGTGGGTGTGAAAATAAAACAACATCAAATGAAACAAAAGAAAAAATAAGAAATAAAATTAGAGAATACCATTTAAAACACCCTAAACAAATAAAAATAAATGTATATGATTTGGAAGGTAATCTTGTTAGAAGCCATAATTCAATACAAGAATTAAAAGAATTCTACGGAGTTAGTAATGTGACTATCAATAATGCACTATATAACCAAAACAGAATATTCTTAAAAAAATATCAGATATTTCATGAAGGAACTGAAAAAATAATAAATTACAAAAAAAGAATGATAAAAAGGGGAAGAAAAATAAAAAATAAAGAAAACCTATTTTTTAAATATGATGCTTCTAACGGTAACTTTATAGAAAGTTTAAAACCAATTGATTTAACTACGTGTAATAGGAATAATATAAAACTAGCAATAAAAAGAAATTCCTTGTATGATGGATTTGCTTGGTCTTATGAAAAACTAGATAAAATAACCCCACCAAAATCGCATTACACTAAAATATCAGAAAAACTTTCAAAACCAGTTTTGCAGCTTGATGACAATTTAAATATTATAAAAAAATGGAAAAATGCTAAAGAAGCAGGAGAATTCTATGGGGATAAAAAAGGTGAACTCATAAGACAAGTATGCATAAGATGGCGTAGGCACACAAAAGGGTTTGTATGGTGTTATGAAGATGAATATGAATGGTTTAAAACAATGTGGGGAGAAAAATTAGTTAGAAAAAGATAGTAATATTTTGTTTTTTAACAATTTTTATATATATTTGCAAAAAAATATTAAAAATGCTAAAAAAAGTTATTCATTGTAGCGATATACATATTAGACCGTATCAAAGATTGAACGAATACGCAGAACAATTAACATTATTTGTGGAAAAATGTAAAGAGATTGCAAAAGACTACGAAAGAGAAGAAGTAAGAATATTAATCGCTGGAGATTTATTTCATTCTAAGAATAATATTTCCAATGAGTTAATGACGTTTAGTAGTTTCTTCCTAAGACAATTGGAAGAGATTGCTACCGTTATTGTTATTGCTGGAAATCACGACCTATTGGTAAACAACACCTCTAGAACTGATACACTAACTGCGTTATTCGACACGGCAAACTTTCAAGACTGCAAATTTTTAGATAGTATGCTAGGGTATGAAAGTGGATTTGTTGAAGATGACAATGTGGTATGGTGTTTGTACTCTATATACAGTGGATATAACCCACCAAACTTTAATGACCTAACTGTATATGATAAACCAGTTATCGGATTATATCATGGAATGGTTGTTGGTGCTTCGCTCAATAATGGTACAGTGGTTGATAATGGAGTTGAGGGTAGTCTATTTGATGGATGCACTTGTGTTATGGCTGGAGACATTCATAAACGGCAAGTTCTTAAACGTGGTAACGTTGACATCGTGTATCCAGGTTCTCTAATTCAACAGACATTCGGTGAAACCGTTTCTCAGCATGGCTTTGTGGTTTGGGATATAGAGAATATGACACATGAATTTGTTGATTTGGATACTGAATACGGATTGTATGACATAAGTATAGACTCCATTGAAGACTTGGACAATGACAAAGAAAAGCTAGTTAACTTTTAGGTTAGCTAGCTTTTTTCATTTTCATATAATTCAACTGAATTACTATCTTTATGGTAGAGATTAATTTCTATTGTTTTATCGCTTTTATCTTGTTTTAGTATTATTTTGCTAATGATTTCAGAAAATATTGTTGATGTTAGTGTGAAAGATATTTTATTTTTTTTCTTGTCTATTATGTATGACATTGGTTCTCCGTCATATTCAACTGACCAAGGTTCTTCTTTCCCATTTTCCTTTGAAATCACATTAAATGTAATTGTTTTCCCACTTATATAATGTTTCCCAAGTTTAAATACATATTTCTTCTCCCTTAAAACTTCTAAATTTGGCTTAATTAGGATTTTTATCATTTCTCTTCTAATGTTTTGTATTGCTATATAGCAATCCTTTTTAACTGATTCTATGTCAACATTTATTAAAAGCATATTTGACTTGACGATTTTCGCTTTTATTGCATTGGAATCAGTTACGTATGACACTATACAAGTATATTGGGAATCTATTTTCAACAATATTTCTTCGGAATAATCAGGTTCGTTTAAGTCAATTACATATATTTTCTCTACCCCATTAATTTTAATCATTTTCCTTAAAAACGTATTTGATATCCACAATAGAAGTGGACGGTATCATTTGTGTTAGATAATTCATTACTATGTCATCCAAATATTTTATTTCGCATTGACCTTGTTGTGAATACCATTTATCATGCAAGTAGAAAGTGATTGTCAACCTTTTGTTATTTACAATTTGATTTGTAACATCGTCAATGACATCACTTGTTTCCCCACTGTAAGGAGAACCGCCAATCATAGAATCACCGCTTAATGTATAACTAGACACAACAATATCATCATTTATTGTTTTATACATAATTTCCATGTTTTCCTTTTTATCTTTATCTTCCCCATAGAATATTACGTTAGTGGCATCTGTTGTTGCAGACTCTCCAAGTTTATAATAATTACCAAAATAATGTATTTTAGTATCATTAATCAAGAATGGATTATATTGTTTAATATCTTCGTTATCATCTATGAGACCACTAAACCCGATGCTTGATATTTCTTCATCATAATTCAAATAAAAATTCTCATAACACCTTTCATCGAACATATTTTCATCCATTGCATATTTAAACAACCTATGTAAATAGCTAAAATACTCATGACCATTATCATATACCATATTACCGTTATGAGGATTATTTCCTTTATAATAATTGGTAATTGAATTTATCCTTATGTATTCAGGGTCATTTTCTCCTAGTCCTCTCCAACCTTCAGTTTCGCCACTATTTACATTTGCTATTTTCTGACTAAAATAAGGGTCATCAATTATAAAATAATTTGTTAGTCCACTTTCAGGTAATGCATCGTCCAATATCGCAAATGTGTCAATTGAATAGTACCCTTCTTTATCTCCTTTACAAATAAAAGACCCATCGTCTTTGATATATGCTTTTATACTATATCCACTTGGTTTGTCATTTAAATTGTAAACACTTTCATTGCCATTTTTATCATATACATATATGTCATCATTGAAATACATATCGTTTCCAACATTTATATATTCAGAGTTTTTGATAAATGTAACATATCTTAAAGGTTTCTCGATGTCATTTTCATTATATTCGTAGTTTATCTCATATATACCGCCATTTATTAATGCAACATTCTTTTCTATATTTTCAACATAATAAACAGAACCTTTTTCTAGTTTATACTCTGGTATGGAAACTAATTCAGAAATATTTGGTACAGTTTTTATATTTCTTATTGTTTCCTTAAATATTGGGTGATTGTCTACTATAGAGCCATCCTCTTCAGTTCGTCCGCTTTCTTCATATTTTGTATATGCAATTTTATCATCAACATCAAATTGGAAATTATATCTAGTTTCACCACTATTTTCAACAGTCTTAGATAGCCACCCACCATTCATCTGAAAATACGGGTTTCCATCTATTTGTTCAAATTTTTCGAAATTAGGATACAAATATCTTCTTAATACAGGTTCATTCGTACTTGCAATCTTAAATGCTTCTGTAACTGATGACGTTGCTTCTTGTTTGGTATCTGGTTCCAACGTACTTACCTTAATATAAGCATCGTTAATTACCTTTTTTTTCCCGTTTTCATCTAATTTGTATTCTCCATTTTCATATCTCTCATATTCTAGATATTCATCTCTATATGCTACTGGTAAACCTTGATATGGAATATACGTTGAGCTTGCCTCAAATTCGCTATAATTAGATGTTGACCTATAATCATACACAATTGATTTTGTAGAATTAATCCAATCGGTTCTATACATTTGGTGTATTGCATCCCACTTTTCTTCAATTCTATGCGTAAATGATGTGTATTCGGTAATATCATAATCACTAGTTATGCCACTATTACTACATTCAACTCTATATTCTGGGAACTTATCAACCCACTTTTGGCTTTTTAATCCAAACATACCCAATATCATTTCAATACCCTCAACAGTACCCTTATGGCGCCAGATATAAGGAGAATTAATAGCTAACCTCCTTAGAAATTCATTGTTTGCATCAAAATAAGTATAACTACGTTCGTTTGTATACGTTTTGTTTCTGTTTATTAATTTTTCTTTATCCTCATCATAATAAGTTGTTCCACTGTCAGTAGCATCTAAATAACTGTATTTTCCTTCGTACCAACAAGGTGAAACACCACCATCACAAACCACAAAATAACCATTAGGATAGTCATTAACGTATTCACTACTGTATGGCTTAATTTCTTTAGTCGAATTTTGAGAAAATTGCCTCGTAAATAATTTTTCATTATATGTATTGTCAAGTTGTTCTTGTTCAGTGTATCCGCTAGGTAAGTAATTTTTATTTCCATCTTCATTATAATAATATTCCTCAAGATTATAAGGATATACCAAACAAGTGTCCCATCCTTTTTTCTCAACCTCATCAATCAAGAAATAATCTGGAACATTATTCACCTCGTCATATGTTATTCTACCAACATTTTTAATGTTGTCTATATAGGAAAGTATTTCATCAAATTCCCTAGCAAAAATTCTTAACGCTTTTTGTATCTTCTCGCCACCTTTAACGAATTCTTCTTCATCCCCTTCATTGAATTCTCGTGTATAAGTCCAATCAAAGTTTTTTATAGACTCGTGAGTTAAACACCTATATAAATTATCAGTAAAAAATTCATCATAATAATTTCCTATTTCAAACAACTTTTTTGAGTAGTCATCATTAGCAGTAATATTGTAGCCGCCATATGATGTTGGAAAAATAAATTCTTCCATTTCTCTGTAATAACCTTTTTCGTTCTCACGAATTACAGAAAACATTGCTTTATATTTTGGTGTTGTTTTATAGTTCAAAAGTATTTTCTCAAACACAGAACAATCATTGTAGAAAGTCGCTATAAATTCGTTTTTAGGACGTATATGCATGTCATTTAATGAAGAAGATAAATAAACAATACTGTCGTTCTCTCCAACCCAAACAGAAATCTCTTTTCCATTAATAGTAACTGTTGCTATTTGATTGCCTTTACAAGGGGGATTATCAGTGTATGTAACAGACCAGTCATCCACAGGAGTTCCACTTTCAGCATCACCAACTATAACCTCATAATTATTAAAACCATTTTCAGCAAAATATTTTAAAGGATTCTCACCAATAGGTTTTTTTAAACTATGAATGTCAATACCAAAAGGATTGTGAACCAAAGTGTCACCACTATCACCTAGCATCACAGTATCAACAATCTCTTCAAAATCTTTTGTCACACTAGATGTGTAATAGACATTCTTATCGGTACCATATAACTCACCAGGAAATCTACTAAGGGCATCAGTAATAGACGCACGAAACATTTCAGTTAATGAACCGTAATACGCAAAATCACAAAAATCATAGTAATCTTGCTTTAATACTATCTTAACATCATTCTGCTCGTTAAATTCAGAAGTCATACCACTTATGGACTCAAGAGTCCAAGTAGTACCACTGT